CAGCTGGCGGAGGTGAACGCGGATTTGCTGGTCACCGAGATGCGCCCGGAGACCACCGACCTGTTGCTGGCCGACTGGGAAGATTATCTCGGTCTGCCGGACTGCAACGCCATCCCGGATGGCTTTGACCGCCGTCGTGACGCCGTGGTGGAGAAGTATCACCGCAAGGGCGGGCTGGCTACCTGGCAGATTGAACAGGCCGTGAAGGATGCGCTGGGCTTCACCATTCAGGTGACGGAAATCCTGCCGCATCACGTCATGCGCGACATCATGTATCCGATTTATTCGCACAAATACCGCTACCTGCTGCAGGTGACGGTCACGGATATGCCGATGATCCGCTTTCGCAGTATCAGCAACGTCCTGACGCCGTTAATCAGCCTGCAGGCGCAGATACTGGAATGTTTTTTACGTCGTTACCGGCTGGCCGGTCACGATTATGATTTTCTTTACGAGGTTTAATTATGTATCACCTGGATAATGCCTCCTCCGTTCCTGATATGCCCGCCATCAAGCCGGTATTATTTAGCGAGCGTCGCTGGTTTACCGAAGGCGGCGACGGTATTCAGCCAAGCTATCCGGGTGCGGACTGGTTTAACGCTATTCAAGCGGAAATGCTGAACGTGCTGGCGCTGGCCAATATCACGCCGGATAAATCGCAGCTTGACCAGTTTGCGCAGGCCATCCGTATTTTCTCTTCGGACTACATGCTGCCTCCGGGGATTATGTTTGCGTGGCCGGGCGCGACTGCGCCGAGTGGCTTTATGCTGTCCCTGGGGCAGAGCTTCGATAAAACCGCGTATCCGCGACTGGCTGTCGCGTATCCCTCCGGCGTTCTGCCGGATATGCGCGGCCAGACTATCAAGTTTTTGCCTGCCTCCGGGCGTGCGCTGCTGTCTTACGAAGCCGATGGCGTGAAGCTTCACGCCCACGACGCGACCATTAGCAGCACCGACCTCGGCACCAAACAGACCAGCGACGATAACGAGCACTTTCACCAGGGCGGAGATGGTGCGCCGGGTGAAGCGTGGCGGGAAACCACTCATGGCACCGATAACCAGAAAGACACAACCTACGGCAATACCAGTACTGCCCCGGCGCATCATCATACGGTGTATATCGGACCCCATGCGCACACGGCCACGGTGGCCAGCACCGGCAATACCGAAAACACCGTCAAAAATATCGCCTTTAACGCCATCGTGAGGTTAGCGTAATGTCATTTGAATTCTCTCAAAGTCCGCAGGCCATCTGGCTTTATCAGTACGATGTCGATGGTGTTTATATCGGTTCCGTTTTTATGACTATTCCGGCAGGTACGGGCCTGCCCGTCAATACCACGCATATTCCTTGTGAACCGGATAAAGGCCAGACCGGTATATTTAAAAATGGCATCTGGGAATATGTGGACGATATTCGCGGGACCCGCTACTGGAATATTCACGGCACTGGCTTTGTTATTTCCGCGCTGAGTGAATTCCTGCCGGAATGGGCCATTACCACTGAACCTCCGGTCGCTGATGCCGGTTATGTTCTGCTGTTCACTGATGACCAGTGGACGCAGGTAGAAGATAAGACCGGTCAGCTTTATTACGAGAGCAACGGCACGAAGCACGTCGTTTCTGACGCGTGGTTTACCCTCCCGGAGGGCTGCACGTTCGTGGCCCCGCCAGAGGACAAGCCAACGTTCGTCACCCGCTGGAGCGGCACTGAATGGATTTACCTCAAAGACCTGCGCGGCCAGCTTGCCTGGAATACTGAAACCCGTGAGGCGATCACAATACTGGAGATCGGCCCCGTTCCTGACGGATATACCCTCAAAATGCCGGGTCAGTTCGATGAGTGGGATGGCTCTGCATGGGTGAAAAATGAAGAGGCAGAGCGGGCTTACCTTATCGCTCAGGCTGACCGCCAGAAGGCTAAGTTGCTGTCTGCGGCATCCGAGCGTATTTCACTGCTCAGCTATGCTGTCAGCAGCGGGCAGGCGACTGACGATGAAACCGCGCAACTGGCTCGCTGGGAAGAGTATCGCCTCGCTTTGAGCCGTGTAGACACTACAGCAACCTTTTTTGTCTGGCCTGAGCAGCCGTAAGGAGTCGTCATGTACCATCTCGACAACACCAGCGGCGTCCCGGAGATGCCGGAGCCGAAAGAACAGCAGTCCATTTCTCCACGTTGGTTTGGGGAAAGTCAGGAGCAAGGCGGGATAAGTTGGCCGGGTGCTGACTGGTTTAATACGGTGCAGGCGGAGTTACTGAATCTGCTGGCGGCCGCAGGAATTCCTCCCGATAAGGCATCCTTTGATCAGCTTTCAAAAGCAATACCGGTTCTGGGTGATGCCGGGTTGCGTACTGACCTGATTTCCGCGATGGGCGGATCTAAGGTGTTTATGGGATATTCGCCCATCTCCCTTATCGTTCGCGCATCTATTTTTCAGTATCTGCTGCCAGCAGATCGCGAATCGCTACTCACCATCACAGGCGCTGAAGTTGTTGCGGATTACGCCCTGAAACAGGCTGTTGCTGATGGAGTGACAGACCTGTTCTGGCCTCCAGTGAAGGGTGTTTATGTCGCCGGGATAGACCCTGCAACGATCCCTTTGTGGTTTCAGTCCACTGGCGTTAACCGCCGACCATATACAATCGTTAATGACAGTAGTTTTAACAATTCTGGAACCGTGATTCGGGTGGCCGCTGGCAAGAAATTCCCGTTCTATTCAACAGGGCGACATGTTTTCAGGGATATCAACTTCGATGGCCGTGATCTGACGTCGTCATTGCTTTATTCAGAAAACACAGGGGCTCAGTTTAACGGTACCCGCTTTGAAGGGTGTGGTATCTACAGGTTTGCTTATGGTCTGGGATGGTATTACTACGTTGGGACTCTGTTCGCGACACGTTGTTCCATTTCCGGTAATGGAGATGGCATTCGAAACCTGATTGATTCCAGCATTATCGGCTGTGTCGCTAATGCAAATAAAAGGAATGTCGCTCTTTTGAGTGGGGCAAATAACAATACATTCAATGGATTGCGATGCGAGTGGGCGGAAGGCGATAATTTTTATGCTTATAACGCAGTTGAAAACGTCATTATTGGTGAATTGATAGATCGAGCTGGGCGGGCAGGTGTGGTAGCAGCAGGAAATGCCAGTTGGACAGTTAACGGAGCTGTTGTCCGGCGCTCGGGCGCCAATGAGCCGGTTGGTTCTGATTACTCTGCAAACTTCCTCATCATCGACTCTGGTGAAATCATTATTAATGGCGTTAAGACTCGTGCAGGTGTTGGGGATACTGGGGGCGGTACTCTGTCACCATCATACTGCGTCTCTATTATTGGTAGTGGAACTCCTGTCCTGTCGGCCTCAGGGTCCGACCTGTCAGGCTTTGTCACTAGCGGTATTCATGAAAAAAATTCCGCTACCAAACTTATTGGCAATTGTGCAGGTGTCCCTGATCTGGTTAACGCTGGTCTGTCCAAACATGTATTTGGACGCGACTGCTCCGATTTCAAGTCTGGATTTCTGGCAGCTGGCGCAGCTTCGACGCTGACGCTTTCGTTAAAACACGACCAGTTCACTCAGTTTCAGACTCCACTGTACAGGCGGATTCTTATTGAATCGCGACGCGAGTTAAGTGGAGCTACAGACTTTTCGTTTATTCCCTGTGCGATTAATTTCGAAACCAGCGTGGCCAAAATTACCCCATTACCCAATACCATTCCCGCCGGGAATATCAGTTCTGATCCGGCTGCGACAGGGGCTGTAGCATCTCTTTCTATAAACAGCGACGGGACACTTATCACATTGACACTTACGAGTGTGGATGGTCTTAAACGCAACATTAACGCAACATTGCTCCCCGTGTGAGGTTATCTTTATGCAAGACGAAAACGTAGTACCTCCCTTTGAATCCTGGTTTTTAGATCTTATCGCGTTAGCCGCCGAGCAAAATAAAGACCCCGTTTACAAGGGGTACTGGGTTGATGCTTTTGATTTGGGGTTAACCCCTGCAGAGGCTATTCAAAGATTTGGTGAGGCTCTCAAGGACCTTTAATCATTACTGAAGGCGTAGCATGGAAGCTTTTAATTTGGTATCAAAAAACTTTTCTTCGCGGCTTTAACCCGGTATCAAACGAAATTCAAATCAGTATCAAATTTTTTCGCGCGCTATATTTGGCTGGACCATCGATGAAAAAACCAGTTTTGCTCTTCTTGATGCTTTTGTTGACCACGGTTTTGACGCTATCGATACGGCGGATGTTTATTCCCGCTGGGCGGAAGGCAACCAGGGCGGCGAATCCGAAACCATCATCGGTCGTTGGCTGCAGGCGCGCCCCGGCATGCGCGATAAGGTCAAAATCTTCACCAAAGTCGGCTCCGATTTAGGCCTACCCGGCCATAAAGGGCTCAGCAAAGCCTGGATCCAACAGGCGGTAGATGACTCCTTACGCCGCCTTAATACCGACTACATTGATCTCTACTTCTCCCACTGGCCGGATCCGCAAACCCCGGTGGCGGAAACGCTGGAGGCTTTCCACAGCCTGCAGCAGGCCGGAAAAATCCGCGCCATGGGGGCCTCTAACCTGGATGCGATGCAGCTGGCGGGGGC